AATAATGTCATGGTGGCGTTATACTACAATGACAAACTGGGGCAGTATTTCTCCATTCCGTATGGTGGAGAGGCAAGCGATGATCGGGCAGTGATTACTCCTGTGGCACTCAAGGAAGACGCACAGAATCTTGATGAGGGATTGCGACCTCGCGGTTGGACACCCGAAAAAGAATCGAACAGATGGTCAACCGAATTTGAACATCATGTTACTAAGTTGGAGCCAAAACACACCGGTAAAGTTGACCACGCATACGGCCGGCGCCTTAGTGATATGCTTTACGGCCCCGAAGAAGCCGCAAGAAAATATGTCAGGGATCATAAGAAATCTTTGAACGAGGATGCGATCAGTCATTTGCAGAAAGTCAAAGCCTTTCAGACCGACAAGCCTTTGTATCATAAAGACGGGTCTCAGACGAGAATAGACCCTACAACCGCGAATGCCTTACTGACGGTGCATGGTGCCTTGCATCCTGATAACCGTAAGAAGTTTGCTGATGCCTTGGAGCATTCACAGCCTAAGTTCCATAAAATGTTGGACTTCGCCTGGAAGCAGGTCAGGGAGTAATGAACCCCGTTGCGCTTGTCGCTGAAGGACGATTCGTAGACGCCGGGAATTTCATTACTGCGATCCTCAGCCGGTTGGTTGAACAGAAACTTACCGTGTTGCGCCGAGTGATCGGAGCCACGATGTTTGCGGAAGCCAATCGCATGCGCCAAGGTCGCACAGTCCTGATTCGTCGGCGCATCAGAAAAGGCAAAGTGCAGCGCATGGTTCGCAAGTCAGCCGTAAAGGGATTCACGCTGAGGCACGGAAAGATCACCCGAATCCCGGCCGCCAAGCGTATTCACATGAGGATCACTCAGAGGCGTGCAGCCCGAAAGCGTCGAGCGCATATGCAGCAAACATTGAGAAAGAGGAAACTCTCAATGAGAAAACGAAAGTCTTACGGAATTCACTAAGGAGATATTATGTCATACGATCTCGTCAACCGTTTCAAGGGTCCCTCAACACTCATGGTGATCGATCAAAACCTGACGCTCAACTTGAGCCAGCTTTCAGTGGCAGTGACGCGCGGCGGTATTGCCAATGCAAACTGCGAAAACGTCACCACTGCCATTATCACGTCATGCAAGTGGTCTACCGCTTCTCCAACTGGGCAGATCAAAATTGCACGCGATGCCGGGGGTCTTGGGACTGGGGCGAACGTAGTAGCGAACCTTACAGGGCAGGGGCAGTGGATTCACAACGAAGTGCCGTTTGCGAATACCCCAACAGGCAATATCCAAGTCACCATCACCGGTGGCGGAACCATATACATGACGATTAAGAAAGAAGCCGTGTATAACGTCCAGACGCAAGATATCTAAGGAGTTTCCATGAAACTAATAAAAGAACAAGCCCAACAGGTTGAAGTCATAACGGAAGCCGAGGAAGGCGGAAGAAAGTCCTACTTCATTGAAGGGATTTTCATGCAGGCGGATAAACCTAATAAGAACCGTCGCAAGTATGTCTTTGAATCCCTGAATCGTGAAGTAGACCGATACCGACGCGAGTATATTGATGAGAACCGAGCCTTTGGTGAACTGGGGCATCCTGACACCCCAACTATCAACTATCCGCTTGTCAGCCACATGATAAAGGTTCTTCGGGCTGAAGGCAGGGATTTCTACGGTAAAGCCAAAATCTTAGGGGGTCCAACGGGCACCCCAAACGGTAAGATTGTGGAATGCTTGCTGTCCGAAGGAGCCAAATTGGGCGTGAGCACTCGCGGGTTAGGCACCGTGATACAGGGTTCAGATGGTATCTCCCTGGTTCAAGATGACTTTCAATTGGCGACAGCCGCCGATATTGTTGCAGACCCCTCGGCTCCCGATGCGTTTGTTCGCGGTATCATGGAGAGCAGGGAATGGGTATTTGTTGACGGACGCTACATGTCAGAGGACATAGAAGTGGCAAGGAAGGCTATAGTGGCTGCACCGAGCCGTAGACTCAACGAAACCTGCGTGCGACTGTTTGCTGATTTCATGAGAAGGTTGTAAGCAAAAACTGTATTTTTATAAATAACATCACGCGACCTAACAAGGAGATTTTTACATGAGCAAGACACTAATGGAAGCCGCAGCAGAGATTCTCAGTGGTAGCAAGTCCAGCGCACCGGGCATGCCAATGGAAAAGTCACCACAGGGCTTTCAAGACCTTGGTGGACCGACCCCAACACAAGCGACCCACTCCGCAATCAATGTTGGTGCCAAGGAAGCGACCCCTCCAGGGAAACAGCCTTCGTCAGACACTAAAGCCCCATTGGTGAAAGCCGCAGGTCAAGCCGTTGCAATTACACCAGAAGAAGAAGGCGATGCCGAAGATGCAGAAGCCAATGCACGCAAGGCACGTATTGAAGCAGGACTCCGTGCGGGTCATTTGAAGGAAGAGGACAAGGACGAGGACGATGACAAGGATGATGACGATGACAAGGATGATGACGACGACGACGACGATGACGACAAGAAGGATAAGGACGAAAAGGACCTGAAAGAAGCCGCTGCACAATGGCAAGCTGAACTCCAAGGAGATGTCGCAGCGATCCTCGCGTCTGAAACCTCCCTTCCAAAAGAATTTGCCGAAAAGATCGGAACCATTTATGAGGCTCGCGTGTCCGATAAGGTCATGAGCATTCAAGAATCCATTGAAGCAGAATACGCAGAGAAGTTTGAAGCCGCTGTATTGGAAGTGCGTGACAACCTCACCGAACAAGTCAATGACTACCTTGATTATGTCGTGGGTCAGTGGATGGAGCAGAACGAACTTGCCATTGAAAAGGGACTCCGTTCCGAATTGACCGAACAGTTCATTGGTTCACTCCGCACCGTGTTCCTTGAGCACTATATCGATATTCCAGCCGAAAAAGTTGACCTCGTTGACGAACTCGCCACCAAGGTTGAAGAGTTGACCAGCGAATTGAACGAAGAAGTCGCCAAGGGTGTTGAACTCAAGAAGCAACTCGGCGAATCCAAGAAGTCAGAAATTCTCAACGGTGTCTGTGAAGGATTGACACAGACCCAAGTTGAAAAAGTTCGCACACTCGCAGAGAGTGTCGAATTCACCGCAGAAGGTGATTACACCAAGAAGGTGTCCACAATCCGTGAGAACTACTTCCCGATTACCACTGGGAAGCCAGCATCAGACAGCAATGCGAAGATGTTGACAGAAGCCAGCGAAGTTGCTGAAGAGAAGTCAGTCATCATTGATGCAGGAGTCGCGTCTGTTGTTGCCTCGTTGACAAGAAGTTTGAAGTAATCACCAATACCATTCACAAGGAGTATCTACTATGTTCATGTCAGAAGGTTTAGAAAAGAAGTGGGCGGCCGTCCTCGATGTGCCTGGGCTTTCGCCAATTACCGATAAGCACAAGCGCGCCGTGACCGCAATCGTTTTGGAAAACCAAGCCATTGCTCTCAAGGGCGAAGCGCAGATGTTGTCGGAAACCGCAGTCAACGCCACAGGTGGTGGTTTGACGGGTGCCGCAGGAGCCTCTGGTCCTATGGCAGGTTATGACCCAATCCTCATCTCCCTCGTTCGTCGTTCTTTGCCTAACTTGATTGCGTATGACGTGTGCGGCGTTCAGCCGATGACAGGTCCTACGGGATTGATTTTCGCCATGCGTTCCTTGTATGCAAACGCAAACGGCGCAGGAACACGTTCCGATGAAGCATTCTACCAGGAAGCGAATACCGGATTCACCGGCGTTTCCGCAGCACAAACCGCAATCGGTTTGACTGCTTCCACCAACACCGCCGCAATCTTCGATGAATCGGTTGCTGGTTTGGTTCTTGGTGCCATGTCCACGTCAGTTGCAGAAGGTTTGGGTGGTGGTGCAGTTCCATTCGCAGAAATGGGATTCAGCATTGAAAAGGTGACCGTGACTGCAAAGACACGCGCTTTGAAGGCAGAATACACTCTGGAATTGGCACAGGATTTGAAGGCAGTTCATGGACTCGATGCCGAGACTGAACTCTCCAACATCCTCTCCGCCGAAGTGCTCTCAGAAATCAACCGTGAAGTTATCCGCACGATCTACATTGTCTCCAAGGTCGGTTGCCAAGTGGGAACGACCAAGGTTGGTACTTTCGACCTTGACACCGATTCAAACGGTCGTTGGATGGTGGAAAAGATCAAGGGACTTGTGTTCCAGATCGAGCGCGAAGCGAACGTGATCTCCAAGCAGACTCGTCGTGGCAAGGGTAACGTGGTTATTTGTTCTTCAGACGTAGCCTCAGCCTTGGCACTCGCAGGAGTCTTGGACTATGCAGGCGCACTGAAGGATAACATCAGCCTCAACGTCGATGACACAGGCAACACGTTCGCAGGAACATTGCTTGGTCGTTACAAGGTCTACATTGACCCGTACTTCCCAGCCGCTCAGACCCAGGAATTTGCCGTAGTCGGCTATAAGGGTTCCAATGCGTTTGACGCAGGAATCTTCTACTGCCCATACGTGCCTCTCCAGATGGTCCGTGCGATTGATACCGCAACCTTCCAGCCAAAGATCGGGTTCAAGACTCGTTATGGCATGGTTGCGAACCCATTCGCAGAAGGCGCAGTTCAAGGTTTGGGCGCACTGACTCGCCAAGCCAACATGTACTACAG